GGGCAATACTGCCCAGCCTATATTCTAGCTTCTGCTAGAGGAGAATATCATGACTGTTGTTGTCGAGGATCTCAATCATAAATGGGCTGCCCTTCCAGCTGTCGACTTCTTCAAACCACATCACGATCCTCAGAATATTTATTTTCCTGAGTTCGGGTGGTCTGGGAATTGGCAGATAGGCTATCTACAAGATCGCTTATTACGCGATGTCAGCGTAGTGGTTAAGTTGCCTGTTTGCAACTTCTTCCACTTCATTGGTGTCAAGCACACTGGAAAGCCAACTTTATCATTGGTTGGGGACCGCGTCGACAACCGAAATCGATACGACGGTTATCAGGATTTAAAGATATTCGGAAGCGCACTAGGAGCATTCCTGCAACTATGGCGTAAACCCGAACCTATGGAGGACCTTGCTCGTCATGAGCATGGCGTAAGCCACGCAAATTACAAAGGTAAGGTTACTTCTCAAGGTAAGTCTGTGGATTTATATCTCCCCAGACGTCATCTCTCGAGCAACAACTTAGAATATAAGGCGTTGCCCTGGAGTGAGATAAGGCCACATGCAAATGTGACCCAATTCGGATCTGAGTATCTCATCAGCTCACGAAACCCAGATGGGGAGTCCTGGAGTCATCATGATCGCGTCTTTTTAGACGAGTTCAGTGATTATTTTCCAAGTGACCCACACGGATTCGGCGTCGAGAGGGAGAATGGATATTCCATTAATCACCTTCGATATCAGGATGCTGCGATGGTCATCCAAGCTACCCTCATCGGGAGCTATGATGATCCATCTTACATTCTGAGAGCTGAAGCTCAGCTTCGGTATCGATTCACTAATGAAGCCACTTCTCGCCTAGCGGCGGAAGATGGCATCGTCCCCCATTCATCGCATGTGTACGATGTAACACACAACTTCTTTGTTGATGTGGAACTCTCACCTCGGGCAGATCTGCCCACTATTGGTGTCAATTGGTTGAATACACCTGTCCTCGATTCCTCGTGGACTGTGTCCTACGACCTTATTGATTACACTGCTTCCCACGTGATACCTTTTGGATATCCGTGGGCATCTTATGATGGGGAGATTATCGATCCCCCTGCTGAGTGCTCTGTACCCCACATCGTTCGTGGTCCTGGCCCGACAGTCGACAGTGTCGACTACAGGGACCTTTTCTCACGTGACAATGTCAAGTACGGGAATTATCTTGACCTTTTGCACTATTTTAGTGCGGAGGTTTCAGATGTTCACGGAAAGATGTTGCCGTCTGCTGCGATATCGGCAAATGATTGCCTTAAGCAGTTTACGAGCGAACTGAATCCTTTTGAATCAGTTCCGCAGTTAAAAGACGCCTTTGCTGGGATACAAGATGTCAGCACATTCTTCGCTGGCATAAAGTCCTTAAGTCGCGGTGACCCAAATGGTGCTCGCGAAGTGATTGATGCCCTTGCGTCGGGGTGGTTATTTTACACCTACGGCGCTAAACCTAATCTCTCAGACGCCGAAGAGGCGAAGAGAGTAGGCGAGGACATGTTCAATCGACTTGGCGAGTTGGGTGACCAACTACCTGGACACCTGTATGGTGAGTTTTTCTTCAGGCCACCTTGGTCTTTAAAAGGTGTTCCTGGGGAGCTAACCGTCAAGGTTCGTTCAAAGATGGTTCTCAATCGGTCTCAAGCTGTCGTATTGGCTTGGGCTCTGGCTCTTGATGAGGTTGGTTTGTTGCCAAATCTCACTAGAGGTTACGATCTCATCCGTTTCTCTTTCGTTCTTGACTGGTTCACCTCTTTAGGTGACCGGCTGAGCGATATTGATAAGATGAGTCTAAGGTTCGCTGTTGATGTGAGCTATTACGTACATAGTTTCTATTACGTATATACTCCAACGGCCGATTTCCTCGCTAGATATATGTGCACGTCTTCTGGATTTCGATTGACAAAGATCGAGCGCTATGTTTCGCGCTTCAATCCTATGTTGAAAGAATCCGAATATGACTTTCACCCTCCGCGCGGTTTTCATAACCGCCTTCTCACCGCAGGCTCACTATTGTGGGTCATGAAGTAAGAATGTCCAGTGGTGTTAACCACTTAGTAAAACTGACTCGAAAGGAGCAGTAACGTGACTATCACGCTAACCCCGAAATTGCCAACGACGGTCGACCTTGACCTTAAAGTCAAGGAAATCGCATCGCCTTCAACAATGGCACTTGTTGGCTTCACAGTCAATGGTGCCACGGCGACAGCCAACTATGTTTTTAATAGTGGCTCTGCTGCTGATGCTGTGCGCTTTTCTTTACAGCGCACTCAAGACAAAAACGGCATCAGTCGAAACTCGGCAAAACTCTTCACAAGCATTGTCTGGGAAGACAGTGTTAGTGGAGAGACCCGAGTCCACCCTGTGGACTTTGGTCTGGTGTGGAGTTACCCTCAAATTGAGGGTGATCCGACAGACAGTTTGGCCTTGATCATGCAGGCGTTGATTGGATTCTTCGCTCAAGCTCTCACTGGCGCCAATGGCTATCCAGATGGAGCAGAGCTCGGGGCTTTCGATCGTGGCGTCCTCACCCAATTTTTCGGATGAGACGCATCTCCGACGAACAAGCCTCGGTATTCCAATCATCTCGATTGGCTCTGCCGATTATTTATCTATAGAAAGACGCGTAGGGTCACGCAACATCAGGCTCACTGCCTTATTTGTGCGATCTTACGTTGCCCTCCTATTCGATTCTCCTATAGCAGATAAGCCACTCCCTATCATTCGGAAATTTCTCCACCATTTAGTGGGGACCGATGTCAAGAGTGTCATTCTAGAATATACCTCTCTTGGTGACCAAATCTTAGCTAATGCTTCGATAGGTACACCATTCACCATAACTGGTGATTTTGTCTCTGGTATGCTTGAAACGCCTATTGCGTTTGAGTACGTCAGATACCATAAGACGGGTGATCCTGTTCTTCTACAGTTCATTATTTCATTCTTGTTTTTTGGCAAGAAGATGGACTATGAAGATCCGACTTTTAATTCCACTGCATTCCGCAAATGGAACGAAGTCGAGGATGATTTGGAGAACTTGGAGTTGCAGACGGGCCTTACAAATAGGCTCGCTGTGATAGTGCGTCAACTTATTGATCCACTCGTCACAGATCTTACCCTTCCAAAATTTGGACCAGGGTACGTTTCTGAGGGATTTATCGATCCTAATGATAAGATTGATAACCTTGTCATCGACCGAAAGTTACAGCGCGTCTTCTTTCCGAGTAGTAGATACCCTCACGGGTCCTTACTCTCGCGCGCTATAGAGCAGCTTGTTAGCCGCTTTAGCGAGGAGGAACAGATCAGTAAACTCACATTCGTCCCAAAAAATATTCGGACTGCTCGAAGCATCTGCCAAGAGCCAAATCCGTATATGTTCTTTCAGGAGGAAGTGTTCTTCTGGATGAACGAGGCGTTTAAGAGGAGCCTCATTCGGAGGTTTGTCGTTTTAGAGGATCAGTCTATCAACAGGCTCAAAGCCTTAGATGGGTCCTGCTATCTCAATTACGACACTATTGATTTGTCTAGTGCATCAGACAGAGTCTCGATAGAGCTCGTCCGGCGCGTTTTCCCGAAGCAATATCTTTTTTATTTGCTTGGGACGCGATCTGGACGAGTGAGACTCCCGGATGGGAGTCTTCGAGAGGTCCATAAGTTTGCACCTATGGGCTCTGCCTTGTGTTTTCCCGTGCAATGTGTGGTCTTTACGGCCATCACTATGCTCGGTTACTTAATGCACTACTATGGATGTGACACTTGGGAAGGCATCCGTGAGGATGCTTACGAGCTTACACACCTTGCAGAATTCTGCAAGAT